TCCAAGTGAGGTTTTGTGTGAAGACGCAAAAGATGACGCGTCTGTTTTAATTACCAGCAGGACAACAGCTCTTTATTGTTTTGAAGTAAAGCCGAAGGGATAGCCAATGGCACACACAATTCTAGACAATTATAAAGTTTTACCGAGACTAATGATGCTCGCGGTCACGATACTGAGCTACCAGACGGTCCACTGGTTCATGTCTTTACCTGATCCCAGCGTAGCCCAGTCAGGGCTTGTATCGGTCTGTATGGGCGCTCTCACAGGCTGCTTTGGCATCTGGATGGGTAAGGAGTCAAAGAGCAGCGTTACGACCACTGGTTCAACGTCAAAAGTAGAATATGAGGTGGGTAAATGAGTATTTTAAGTGCGCTGATCGGTCCAGCAACGGAGCTGGCCGGAAAATTCATACAGGACAAGGATCAGGCCGCACGCTTGGCGCATGATCTAAGCACGATGGCTGACAAGCACTCTCAGCAGGCCATGCTGGCACAAATAGAGGTCAACAAGGCCGAAGCTGCCAGCGGATCAGTGTTTAAGGGCGGATGGCGTCCGTTTATTGGCTGGGTGTGTGGTGTCGCGTTTGCGTATCACTTCGTACTACAGCCGTTCATTGTATTCGTGGTCGCGGCCGCCGGCATAGCAATACCAGAGCTTCCAACGTTTGACATGGGTAGCCTGATGACTGTTATGATGGGGATGCTGGGCCTTGGGGGCCTGCGCAGCTATGAGAAAAAACAGGGGCTGACAAAATGAACGAAGCTATGAAAGCCCTGCAAACCAAAATCGGCGTTGGTGCTGATGGTGCGTTTGGACCCAACACGGCTAGAGCCATTGCCAAGCACTTCAGCCTGTCGCCCGCGCGCGGCGCGCATCTAATGGGTCAGGCTCACCACGAGAGCGGCGGCTTCAAGCGAACCCGTGAGGGGCTGCACTATTCAACGCCGGAACGGATCATGGCCGTGTGGCCGTCTCGCTTTCCCACTGTCGAGAGCGCTCTGCCATACTCTCGCAACCCGTCTGGCTTGGCCAACAAGGTCTACGCAAATCGCATGGGCAATGGCGATGAGGCGTCTGGAGAGGGTAGGCTATATTGTGGTCGTTCTTACATCCAGCTCACGGGCAAATCAAATTATCGCAGCTTTGCGTCCGACATGGGCATACCCGAAGTTATGACCGATCCGGACCTAGTTGCCAGCACGTATGCCTTTGAGGCGGCGCTGTGGTTTTTCAACAAGAATAATCTGTTTGATATTGCCGACAAGGGCGTCAACGACAGTACGATCAAGAGTATAACCAAGCGTGTGAATGGAGGTTATCACGGTTTGTCCGACCGAATTGAGCAGACAAATGAAATCCACGGCTGGCTTAGCTAAGTTAGCTAAGTTAGCTAACCTTGCAGGATCAAGCAGCAAGCGCGAATGTCGGACGGGCGGGGGAATACCTCGCCCTTAGTCGACTGAGCCTGGCGGGTTACTTCTGCACACTCGCGCCGTCACAAGACCACGATGGGTATATACAAACGGATACACGCATCCTGACCTTGCAAGTCAAGACGTCATCAAAAATCAGACATTGGAAGTATCAGTTTTTCACCAAGCACGGAGAGGGTCGGCAACGGTCTGACGTCTACGCATTCGTGGCGCTGGACCTTGATGCCATTTTCTTCTGCCGGGGAGATGACCCAATAATTCGGGCGACATCAACGCACCTGGACACTGAATTGTTTGAACCGGGCAGTATGGCAAAAGTTTTAGCGTCGTTTAGTTAAATTCGCTGGCAGCCGCCGCGCCGGGCGGCTACAAGTGTGTGTGGGTGGCTTTCTTCTAACACACAACCATTCGATGCCACGGGGCTTGGGCTGTTGTTGTTGGTCGCGCTGCTACCAGACTGCGCCAAACGACATGCAATCAGCGGCCACCCACACGATATAATTACTATCGGATAGTAACCTAGTCCCACTCGTGTTCATTTTCGATTGGAGACTTGCTGTAGACCCAGCGCCACTGGCGCTTCGTTCGTTCAGCTATGCGCACCAGCATCCGCACGCGATACAGAGATCCCTGCTCGAACAGTTTCTCCAGGTAGTTGGATGTCCGCTGCACGTTCTGATAAATCAGATCCGACGCCTGTGTTGCCGTAAGGGCGTCTTCTGGCCCCATCAGCTTCAGCAATCTTTGGGCCTGCGCATCACCGAATTTTTTACGTCTTTCGGCCGCCGTGCGCGCGCTGGGCGACATTGGGCTTCGCTTGATTTCCCGGTTTGACACTCGCCCCGGCGCGCCGCCTTTGCGCGCCAGGTTTTCATGTTCCACCATGATGTGTCCCAGCTCAATCTCCCACCGGATATATGGATCTGTGATGTTCTCGAGTTTAGCCTTCAGTCTGGCTTCGGGGGATCTGCTGTTACGGACTTCAGCAAATCGATCAGCGAGAGTATCTCCTGTATCCTCTGCTGAAGTCCCTGATCCAGAGCCGTCCTCGGCTCGCTCAGAATTAAGCTGCAAACTCTCTCGAGCCTCCCTATAATATGCGTGCCTCGCTCCAAATTCCCGTCCCTTTCGTTTTAGCGTGATGCCCAGCTCGTGCTTGATGCGGTGAACTGTAGACGTTGCAATGTTTAGCTTGTCGGCGATTTCGATCTGGGACATTCCCTGATCCGCCAAAATCTTTACCGCCGCGCGGTTGTATTTACTTACGGGTGTCATTCGTCGTCCTCCGTTTCGTCTTCCAGTGCCAGTATCGTGCCGTGGCCCGCGCAGTTATCGCACTCCTCGCTGTAGTCCTCGAAGTATCCAAACGGCACTGACGGCCCCTGCGTCACAAACCGGTCGTAAGTCATGGAGCCCGTGCCATCACATTCTGGGCAATCAATCCTCTTTGTCATTGTCGTGTCCTTTCATTGCTAATTCTCCAGCGCAGGCAGAGTAGCCAGCCAAATCCACGAAATTATCTAAGTGGGTCTTGTTGGACTTTGCTCTGGCCAGCTTCACCATGGCCATCATCAGGCCCACGTCAACGGCGTCGACAAAGGGCGCACCGAGGTGAATATTCCAGTATGCGGCTATGGTGGAGAAGTTGTCCTCCATAGACCCGTGGTCGGCTGCCCGGTCCCGCGTGACATAGTCTTTGGCGGTATCCAAAATAGACGCTCTAGTGTGTTTTGGCATCAGAGTGCCTCCCAGTGTGTTGGACGCGCCTGTGGGCGGTCTGTGTGGCTCTCAGAGGCATCTGGGAGCGTGCACGCGACCAGCAGGGCGCACAGCGCCAGAGTGGTCGCGAGGATGACGTGATCTTGGACGTCAGCTTTCATTTTAAGAACCCCGACACGTTTTTGCACCACAGCGACCAGGACGCGCTGACTTGGTCCGGCCGGTCGTATATCTTGGCCACGGACACTAGGTTTTGCTTGAAGATCATGTGCATCAGGCTGCCGGCGCGCTTTGACGATATGCCGAGGGCCTTGGCCATCTCTGAGGTGCGGAACGGGCGGTCGCCCATCTCGTCCAGCGCGGCGCGGACCTTGTCGCCCATGCTGGGCGTCTCGGCAAACGGATCCCACGAGAACAAGTCGATTTTCTCGTCTTCGTCTGGGATGCGCGGCTCGGGCGCAAATGGCGTAGTCGTGGGCGATATTTTCGTCATCAGCGTCGCCCAATCCATTTTGGCTCGGACTGCGTCGGAAATCTCGTCGGCGTCAGACTTTTTGAGGTGGACGACGGCGTGCGTGACAAACCACGGCGTGCGGCCGCGTGGGTCGCGATCGTTATCGACCAGCGTCGCATCAAACAGGTCGCCGACTTCGACGTCGCCCATTTGGGTCAGGATCGAGTTGGGAATGTACGCCTGCTGGAAGTCATCCTGCGTAATGGCGAACGCGTAGTTCTCGCCGACGTAGGTTACTTGGATCTCTTTTTTCATTTGGTCTCTCCAATCTTGATTGTTAGGCACTTCGCTAAAGGGGTAATTACTTCGGGAAGTCGTTACCCCTTTACGGAGGTGTCTGCGGGGAGCCGAAGCCCCCCGGTAGCTTTAGTGAGGCTCGTGGCCCCAAGACCCTCGCCCGTTAAAGGTGCCAGTTTCCGCCGCCGCGTAATACTCAGGAACTTCCGTTCCCCGGCTTGCAATCTCACCAGCGTAGTCCTTGGCAAGATTTGCATTCATGCGGCCCTTGGTGTGGCCGATTGCCCCGCAGTCAGTAGAGGCTGCGTTGCTGTACCAGATCAAAAGATCGGTAGTGGTGAAAGAAGAAAGTTTAGACATGGTGTGCCCTCCCGAGCGTTGGTGGGGAGCCGAAGCTCCCCGGTTGATTACATAAAAAAATGACATTTATTGCCGGAACCCTCAAAGTAGGTGTTTGCTGACAAAATAGTTTTTCCGCCTCGTGGGCCAAGAACAACCGACAATATAGTGTCGTAGATCTTGCCTTCTCCGGCACAGTAAAAACTAGCGTGTGAACCCGAGGCGTATGCTGATCTCTCAATGCGGACATCATACGTTGGTTCGTCGCCTACAATCGAAGATTGCGTGTTTTTCTTCATTGCATTCATAAGGCGAATTGCTGCGCGTTCTTGGGAATTGTTAAGGTCTGATGTTTTGATGGCTTCGATTGCTGCTGCGTAGTCCATGTCCGTATTCCTTTGTTTGTGTCTCTCTATATAAGTTACCCTAATGTTAACATCAGCAGACTACAAGCACTAAATGTTCACATAGGCGAAAAAATGTTATACGGTCTCCCGGTGACACATATGGAGGGTCCACAATGTTAGACGACGACACCAAAGAACTCGTGCGCAATCTCAGCAGTCCGCACCGGGTGCTAAACCCCGTGGCGCTGTTTAAGTTTTGCGAGCGGGCGGCCACGATCATCCAAGATCAGGCGGCGGCGCTGCACCAGGCTGCCGCAGACACGCTAAAGGCGCAGCCC